GTTAGCTAAGTTTTATAAAGTTGAAACTATTATATAAATGAGTTATATTAAATGTTATGCAACAAGATTAGGTAAATATGATAGTAATCTCTACAAAATTAATTTATGGGATGAAGGTGGCTATGATGAAATTGAATGGTTAAATACTTCATATATTGAAGACCCTAATGGAGAATTTACTGGTTTAGAAGGTGAAAAGTTACGAAAAACATCTAATTATAATAAAAAAGATTATGGTTTGCACTACCATGATATGAAACCCCACCAAAAATTTTTGATTGAAAAATATGGAACTAATGATACCCCCTCTACAGGTCACAGAGAAGTGTATTTTGATATTGAGTGTGAGATTGGTGGTGCTTTAACTAAAGAATATATTGAAAGTGCACCTATGCCCATTACTTCTATTGCATGGTGGGATAAAAAAGATTGGATTATTCTAATTTTAGATAAGAAAAATTTAATAAAAAGTACTACTTGGGATAAACAAAGAAATAAAAAAATAATACCTTGTAGAAGTGAAAAAGAATTACTAGCTGAATTCTTAAATTACCATGTAGACAACTACCCAGATATTTTAATTGGTTATAATTCAGATTATTTTGATATTCCTTATTTATATTATAGAATATGTAATGTTTTAGGTAAAGATTATGCTCAAATGTTGTCTCCTATAGGGACAATTAAAACTGAAAAAGCATCTTGGTGGAAACATAGAGAAACAGGTAAATGGGTTTCTAGTTGGACTAAAAGAGATCAATTTGTAGATATTGTGGGTATTGAATCCTTAGATTATATCCGCCTACATAAAAAATATAGTTGGAAAGATGAACCAAGTTATAAATTAGACGCAATTGGAGAAAAATATGCGGGTGTTAAAAAAATTGAATATGAAGGTAATTTAGATCAATTATTTGAAACTGATTTACATAAATTTATTGAATATAACTTTCGTGATGTTGAAATACTTAAATTATTAGATGAAAAATTAGATTATATAGCATTAACAAAAAATTTAGCACATAAAGGTAAACATAATTATAGTGAAGTATATTCAAATAGTGTAACTCAAGATGGGGCTATATCTGCTTATTTATTATCCCAAAATATTATACCACCTGCTAGACCATATCAAGGTAAACAACCATTAGGTAAAAAAGAAACATATGCTGGTGGTTATTTATTTTGCCCTAAAGCTGGATTATATGATCATATGTTTGATTTGGATTTAGTTTCGCTGTATCCATGTATAATTATGTCACTTAACATAGGTAGAGAAACTTTGGTCGGCTATATCAAAGACGCAGATAAACGTAATAGTAGATTGGCTATTAACGATTTAAAAGAAATGGATCCTGATAGGCAAATTGAAATCAGAAATGTTAAAGGTCAACAAACTTTTATTAAACCCCCTAAATTAATTAAATATATAAAAGATAATGAATTATCTGTATCAGCTAATGGGGCATTTTTTAAACAGGATAAAGAATCAGTTTTATCAACTATATTAAATACTTGGTTTGATGAAAGAGTTATATATAAAAATAAAATGAAGGATGCTTATAAAAAGGGTAATAAAGAAGAAGGTGAATATTATTATTTAATGCAGTATACAATGAAAATTTTACTTAATTCATTATATGGGGCTACTGCTTTACCCACATTTAGATATGGATTACCTGATTTTTTAATTAGTCAGGCTATTACACTAACAGGACAGAGAATTATACAAGAAAGTGCATTATGTGCTAATACCTTTTTAAATAAAGTATTAAGAGACGAAATAAAATTAGAAATATGACATTAAAAAAACAATCAATTAGACAAAATATGTCTATTAAAGCTAATGGAAAACTCATTAAAAAAGATGAATTAATTAAAATGAGTGAATCTTGGACTGAATCACAAGAAAATATGTTTAGAAAATGCTTAAAACAAGGAGTATTTAGATTTACAATTAATAAAATAACTTTTCAAATAACACTAACAAACAAATGAAAATAGAAATATCAAACGGGGAATTACTAGATAAAATATCAATTCTAGAATTAAAAATGTTGAATATAACAGACAAAGATAAATTAGTCAATATTAATAATGAATTTAATGAACTAAATCCATTTGTACACGATTTATTCGACAAATATGGACCAGAAATTCAAGAATTATATTTACATTTATCTAAAATTAATGGTCAATTATGGACTATTGAAGATGATATAAGGGAATGTGAAAAAAATGCACAGTTTGATAATACATTTGTAGAATTAGCAAGATCTGTGTATATTACTAATGATAAAAGATGTGATATTAAAAAAGAAATAAACATTTTAACGGAATCCGGTTTAGTTGAAGAAAAATCTTACGAAAAATATTAATGAGACACTTAGAAGATACTCCGTGGTGGATTTGTAACAAAGATGATCAGAATTTATGTGCTTATGTTGACACAGATTCAAATTATTTTCATGGAGGCCCTGTACTAAAACATTTATACCCAGACTTTAATAATAAATTTAATGATGTTGAAAAAGACGACATTACTGAAAAATTAGCTGAGATAACCGAAGATGTTATTAATGAAGATTATAAAAGATTAGTTACTGAAAGTTTTGGAATTATTGGAAAAAATAGGTTAAAAATGAAAACTGAATGTGTTATTCGTGCAGCTTATTTTAGAGCAACAAGACGTTATGCCCAGTGGATAACAAAAACAGAAGGTATATCTAAGGAGACTTTAGATATTAAGGGTTTAGAGTTTATGAAAGCTAATTTTCCTCCCATTTTAGGTAAATTTTTTAATGATATTTTACAACAAACATTAAAAGGAATTAAGGAAGAAAGTATTACTAAACAAATTAAAGTATTTAAACAAAAAATATTAGATGGTAGTATTTCTTTAACACAGTTAGGAAATCCAACAATGATTAAAAAATTAAATAAATATAGAGGACGTAGAGCTGCAGGAGAAATGTTTTCAATAATACTTAAACCACTTAGTCAGAAAAAAGAAGGTAAAACACAAAGAAACTTAGGGGCACCCGCACCTGTTAGAGCAGCTATTAGATATAATGATTTATTATGTTTATGGCAATTAGATAAAAAACATAACTTAATGACACAAGCTGATAAAGTAAAATGGATTTATTTAAAAGATAATCCCTATAAAATAGAAGCATTAGCTTTTTTTGACCATGATATGCCTGAAAAAATAAAACAATTTTTAGATAATTATGCTGATAGACAAAAAGTATTTGATTCAATTTTATTGAATAAATTAGAAGGGTTTTTTAATGATTTAGAATGGGATTTATCATTAAACCCTTATGTAAACTCATTAAATTCCTTTGAAGTATAAAATAATTTTCGTATATTATAACCTATGATAAATAAAAATGTAATACAATCTGTTATTAACAAGTACCACCTAAAAGGATTAAATAATACTGTTAAGTGGAGGATTAAAGATAATAATTTAACAATTTATGCTGGTTCAAAAGGTAAAATATGTAAAGTACATCTAAATAATTTTCCATTTGAGGATTGTGAATTAGGAATTTTTGATACTGATAAATTAAATAAATTAATATCTATTACTAATGGGGATTTATTAATCCAACCTGAAAAATCCCATAAAATATATACTAAAATTAACATATCAGATTCAAATTTTGATTTATCTTATTCATTAGCTGATATATTAGTAATTGGTAGTAATACATGGTTAGAAGAACCTGAAAATGGTTATAACCTTGAAACGGATTTATCTATAAATGATATTGATTCTTTAATAAAAGCTAAAAATGCATTATCTGAAGTAGATTATATGTTAATTAAAACAGCTGAAAGTATTGATGGAGTAAAAATGTGTGAATTCTTATTTGGAGATAATGCTAACTATGCTAATAAAATTACTTACCAAACATTAGGTAATTTTGAAGATAATATATCAATGCCCTTTAATTCAAATATATTTAGAGATATATTATATTCTAATAAAGATATGGATGGAGGAGTATTAAAATTAACACAAGATGGTTATATAAATTTAAAGTTTATTTCTGAAGGATTAGGCATAACAAGTGAATATTTTTTAGTAAGAAATGAACAGTAAAGAAAATTTATATATGTATAACAAAATAACATTGTAGCTAGGGCACAAGTTATATTTTTAAATTAAATAATAATCGGGAACTAAGGTCCCACTAAAACAAATTGATATGAGTACAATATTACATGAACGTTCGCCGTTCGACATCCTATTTAGGAATCATTTTAATGCTGAAAGTACATTCCAACCAGCATTAGACACAAAACAACCACACCCTTTAAATATATTTTTCGATGATAAAGCACTTTACTTTGAAGTTGCCTGTACAGGTTTAACTAGAAGTGATGTTTTAACTGAAATTGAAGGAGATGTTTTAAAAATTAGTTATCAAAAACCTGAAAATGATAAATTTCATGAAGGAACAATTTATAGTGGATTATCTAAAAAATCATTTGATTTAAGATATAAGATAGCCCCTAAATTTAACTTATCAGGAACTATAGCTGAAATGGATAATGGATTATTAACATTAACAATCCCATTAGCAGAAGAATCTAAGCCAAAAACTATTAAAATTAAGTAACAATAATTGCAAAAAAACGTGCCCTAGCCACATTTTTTTCGTATATTGGCGTCAATATTAATAATAAACAGTTATATGGCAAGAAAACCAAAATCCCTTACCCTTATTGAAGATCCATGTATGGAACCTTATTTTATCACTAAAGATGAAAATTGTTACACAGTTAACATTAAAGTTACATCTGATAAAAACCATTTTAGATCTACAGGTAAAAGTAAAACTTATTCAAAATCATTAACTTTTCATTCAAAATTTGAACAAGCATTAAAAAGAATAAGTGAAGAACAATTACATACAAAAGAGCATTATACTAACCTTAACGATTTTTTAGATCGTTTTAAAACAATTGAAAATAACATTAAAAACTATATTGAACATGAATAAATTAGAAGCACTATTTGATGCGGTTATCGTTAAACCTATAGAAAACGAAGAAGAAATCCATGGTAACATTATTGTACCAGATATGGGTAAAGAAAAAAATGAATTTGGAGAAATTGTAGCTATCGGAACGGGTAGATACACTCTAAATGGTGATTTAATCCCTATGCATTTAAAGGTAGGTGATAAAGTAGTTTTACCAACTCAAGGTTTTACTAAATTACCATTTAATGGTGAAGAATATTATGTAGGACCTGAAAATCAAGTATTAGCTAAAGTAGCTACAGAGATAAATGTATCTGATATTTTAGATAAAATTGAGGTAACTAGTGAAGATAAGAAAAATTTAACTGAAATTAATAATAAATAAAAAAATGAGTAAAAAAATACAATTTAGCGATGAATCTAGAAATGATCTTGTAAAAGGGATTAATATATTAGCAGATGCTGTTGTTTCAACTTTAGGTCCAAATGGAAGAAATGTTGTAATTGCAGGAGATGATGGTATACCTTCTAGTACAAAAGATGGTGTTACAGTAGCAAGATCCATCTCATTAAAAAACCCAACTGAAGAATTAGGGGTTCAATTAGTAAAACAAGCAGCAGTACAAACAGCAGATAAAGCTGGAGATGGTACAACTACATCAACATTGTTAGCTAGAGAAATGATTAATCTAGGATTAGATAATCTATCTAAAAATGAAAATGCTGTACAAATTAAACGTAATATTGATAAAGCAGTTAAAGAAGTAATAAAAACTTTAAGAAAAGACATATCTGAAGATATATCAGCTGAAGGTCAATTAGAACAAATTGCAACTATATCAGCTAATAATGATGTAGAAGTAGGTACTTTAATAGCAACTGCACTTGAAAAAGTTGGTATGGAAGGTGTTGTTCATATTGAAGAATCAAAAACCGGAGATACTTATCTTGAAACTGTTGAAGGTATGCAATTCGATAGAGGATTTAAATCTCCATATTTTGTTACTGATAATAATACAATGTCATCAGTATTAGAAAATCCTGTAGTATTAATTGCAGATCAAAAATTAAATTCTGTAAAAGAATTATTACCAATATTAGAAGCAGTATCTAGTGAAGGAAAATCACTATTAATAATTGCAGAGGATATTGATAATGAAGCTTTAGCTACTTTAATAGTAAATAAAATGAGAGGTACTGTTAATGTATGTGCTGTTAAAGCACCTGAATTTGGTGATAAAAGAAAATTAATACTAGAAGATATTGCTATTATGACTGGTGGTCAAGTATTTGACAAACAAAAAGGTATGAAATTAGATAAATTTTCTTGGGATTGGTTTGGTGAAGCTCGTACAGCAACTATTACAAAAGAAACAACAACTATAGTTGATGGTAAAGGATCAGAAGATGATATTACTAAAAGAGTAGAAAACCTACAAAGTCAAGTTGATAATGCACAAACTCCATATGAAACTGAGCAATTACAAAATAGATTAGCAAAGTTTGTTGGTGGTGTAGCTATTATTCATGTTGGTGGTAATACTGAAATCGAATTAAAAGAAAAGAAAGATAGAGTAGATGATGCATTACATGCTACAAAAGCTGCTATTGAAGAAGGAATTCTACCAGGAGGTGGTGTTGCTTTACTTTATGCCCGAGAAAGTATAAAAACTGATAATGAAGGTGCAAAAATTGTATATGAAGCATGTGGTAAACCATTTGAACAAATTTTACTTAATGCTGGATATACTAAAGTTGATGCTGGATTATTTGGAAGGTATAAATTAGTAGATTCAGGTAATAATCATTGGTCAGGAATAGATGTTAATAAAGGAGAAGTAATTGATTATAAAGAATCAGGTATTATTGATCCTACTAAAGTAACTAGATTAGCACTTGAAAATGCTGCTTCAGTAGCAGGTACTGTTTTATTAACAGAATGTACTGTAGTAAATGATTTAGAAGAAAATAAAAATAACCAACAACCAGCAATGGACCCATCAATGATGGGAATGATGTAAATTAATAATTAATAAATAAATAAATAGAAATGACAAAAAATCAAATTTTTGAGATAATTGAAGAAAATTTCAATATCTTAGCAGAAAACAATAGTGGTACTACTAAAAAAAGTCAAGCAACTGCAAGAAAAGCAGCCCAGGCTATTAAAAGAGTAATTACAGACTATAAAAAAGCGTCTACAGAAGAAGCTAAATAATTTAGTGGGGGAGCTTGTCTCCCCCATTTAATTTTCGTATATTATAGTAATGAAAACAAAAACAACACAAAATTTAACTTTAATAGCTCGTAGAGTACCTCCCGGAGATAAATGGAGGTTAGTAGCAGAAGAACCAGATGGTAAAGTACATTCAACATTAACAGATGCCTTAGAAGCTTATATGATTAAATCAGGCTTTAAAGGTGATTATAAATTAGCTCCTTTACAAAGTGAGTTATATGCAATTTCAACTACAGAAGTAGAGATAAAACCAGAACCAATTAAAAGATATTCAATATATGGTGAATACGGAGAATAGTTTATTAGTAGAAAAATATCGTCCTACAAATTTAAATAATTATGTAGGAAATGAAANTATNAAAAAATCAATATCAAATTACATTGGTCAAAATGATATCCAGAATTTAATATTTTATGGACCAGCTGGAACTGGTAAAACAACACTGGCAAAGTTAATTATTAAAAATATAGATTGTGATTATATTTATATTAATGCTTCTGATGAACGTGGAATTGAAACTATTAGAGATAAAGTTTCTGGGTTTGCATCAGTTGCTTCATTCAAGCCTCTTAAAGTTATTATATTAGATGAGGCAGATTTTCTTACAATTCAAGCGCAAGCCTCACTTAGAAATATAATTGAAACATTTTCAAGAACTACAAGATTTATTTTAACTTGTAATTTTATAGAAAGAATAATTGACCCTTTACAATCTAGGTGTCAAACATTAAAAATTGTACCTCCTAGTAAATTAGATATTGTTAAACATTTAAATAAAATTACTGATAAAGAAGGCATTAAAGTATCAAAAATTAATGATTTAGCAATGGTAGTTAATAACAACTATCCTGACATACGTAAGATGCTTAACACAATACAATTATCTACACAAGATAATCAACTAAAATTAGATAAATCAATTTTAGTATCATCCAATTATATGGATAAAATATTATCAGAACTATCAGAAAACAAACCTTCATTTACTAAAATTAGACAAACAATAGCAGATGCTAATGTTGATGATTTTGATGAATTGTTTAGGTTTTTATATGAAAATGCTGCTAAATTTCTACCTAATAAAGAAGGTACAGCAACTGCTCTTATTAATGACCATCAATATAAGGCCAATTTTAGAATAGATAAAGAAATCAATATAATGAGTTTAATTAATAATTTAATAATAAATAAGTAATGTCAAAACAACAACAACCACCACAAATGAATGTAGATTTAAAAACAACTTCTGCAATTCTCAACTCAGAAGGAAAAAATATTTTTGTATCTGGGGTTATTTTAAGAAAAATTTCTAAATTCGTAGCAGGTACAGATGAAGATGCTATAATGCCTCTTCCAGTATTTTATGACCCATCTACCGGTAAAATTTTAAAAGAAGGATTACCAAAAGAATTAAGAGAAGAATTAAAAGACGAAACACTATAAATGAAAAATGTTTGGGATTGGCTTAAGCAAATAAACAGCATTAAAGCTGATCCTAATTCTTTTTCTGATAAAGATTGGGAATTATGGAACAGCTATATGATTCATAGGTTTATGTCTATGAATCCTAGCTTTCTTGATATAGTCAATGAAGTACAAACTGTATTACCTCAAAATAAAAAGGAAATTTATACTATATATAGAGAATTTATTCCTAAAAATAATAAATGGAATAAATATATTAAATCTAGTATTAAACAACCAAATAAAGACTTAATAAGTTACTTAAGTAATTTTTGGGAATGTTCAAAAAGTGAAGCAAAAACATACTTAAATATTTTGGATAAGAGTGAAATAGTTCGTATATTAACATCAATAGGATTAGATAAAAAAGAAATAAAAAAACTAAATAAAATTAAATAAATGAACGAAAAATTATATACAATGCTTCATTCAGCTGCAACAGCGGATAAAGCAAAAGCATTATTAAGTATTGATCTATTATCAAATAACCCAGTAGGGATTGGTGATCATACAA